TATTGATGGTTTAGCACAATTACAATCTGATTATGATACAGCACAAACAAACGAAGAAACTAAAAAAGCATCTGGCAAACAAAAACTTTTAGACTTAGGATTAACTGAAGAAGAAGTTAAAGCATTGATAGGAGTATAACAATATGGCATTAATTAAATTAGGAGCAAACGGATTAGGAACTGGTGTAGGTGGTAAGGTTTTGCAAGTTGTAAATACAGAATTTCAAACTTCTTTTACTACAACTTCTAGCTCTGCTGTTGATACAGGAATTTTAGTATCAATAACTCCATCTGCAACAAATAGCAGAATATTACTTGAAACAAATATTCCACAAAGAACAGAACAAAATGTTTATGTGTCTTTTTATATTTATAGACAAATTAATAGTGGTGGTTATTCAGAATTAGACAGATTAGACCAATCTAATCATTACTACTTAAATAATGATTTTCAAACAATATATTATGGAAAAAAAATTGACACAACACACAATACAACAAATCAAATTGATTATAAAATATATACTCATATTCAAGGTGGTGGTGCTGGTGTTACTTTAGTGCCAGATGGTGTTGGTCAATTAGCTAATTTTACAGCATTTGAGATAGGAGCATGATATGAATAACATTATTAAATCAATACTCAAAATAAATCCAAATGCAGAAGTATCTGTAAGAGGTGATGATATAAATACTTGTCAAATAGAATGGCACAATGGAACAACACCTATTTCTAAAGCTGACATAGAAGCTAAAATGGTAGAGGTACAAGCAGAGTATGATGCTAATCAATATCAAAGAGNNANNGNNTATCCATCAATACANGAACAGNTAGATNTNCANTACTGGGATAAGGTTAATGGTACTACTAACTGGGNAGATGCTATCGCTAAAGTTAAATCAGATATACCTAAAGGATAATGGCTAAAAAACTGACCTCAAAACAGTACGCTGATGTAGCTACTGGGGTTAGACTTTCATCACATGAAAAACTTTGTGCTGAACGAATGAATAATATTCTCAAATCTATAGAAGAAATGAGAAAAGAAATTAAATCATTAAGACAAGATGTTTCTATGGGTAAGGGTGGACTAAAAGTTATCCTAGCTATTGGTACAATAGTAGTAGGTCTAATAGGATTTTTTAAATTCAATGGCTAAGGCCAAAGGTCTTTTAAATAAAGAAGCTCACGAAACAAGATCTAAATTCAAGAAAACAAGTATTGGTAAAAAAGCAAATTTATCAATGATGAATAAATCAAAAAGAAGACACCATAAAAAATGAAAGTAGTTTTATTGATGGTTATGTGTTCAGCTACAGCTAATCATTGTATGCCACCTGTAGAGGTTGCAATCTTAAAGTCACATTATGATTGTATGATTAGAGGATATAGTGAGAGCACAAAACTTACACAAGAATTAACTAAAGAAGAAGTAAATAAACATAAAATTTACTTTAGTTTTATATGTAATCAAACAACATCAACGGAGAGTTAAAATGGCAAAACGTGGACTATACGCGAACATTAATGCGAGGAAACGTGCTGGGACTTCGAGACCGAAGTCTAAAAGTACGGTATCACCAAAAGCATATGCAAGAATGAAAGCAGGTTTCCCTAAAAAGAAATATGGCTAATAGAAACTATAGAGAAGAATATAGAAAGTATCAATCTTCTACAAAATCAAAATTAGATAGAGCATCTAGAAACAGAGCTAGACGTAAGTTAATGGCTTTAGGTGCTGTGTCTAAAGGTGATGGTAGAGATATAGATCATAGAGATAAAAACCCAAGAAACAACTCTAGATCAAATTTAAGAATAACATCAAAAAGATTAAACAGAGGTAAATACCGTGTGGCTTAGTGCAATAAAATTAGCGATGAATGCAGGTACGCATATCTATAGAAAGAAACAAGAAACTAAAATGCGAATGGCAGATGCCCAAGCTGCACACGCAGAGAAGATGGCGAAAGGGGAATTGGAATACTCTGGTAAGCTATTAGAAGCAAGACAATCAGATTATAAGGACGAGGCGGTTCTCATAATTTTGACACTTCCAATTTTGGTTTTGGCGTACGGAGTCTTTTCAGATGATGTACAAGCTATGGACAAAATCAAAGTTTTCTTTGAGCATTTCCAACAGCTTCCGTCATGGTTTACAAATTTATGGATTCTTGTCGTGGCGAGTATTTATGGAATTAAGGGCACACAAATATTTAAGGGAGGAAAGAAATAATGAAACAAATGATTAAATACAATTTAAAACATTTATGGTCTGACCACAAATTATTCGTAAGCGTTGTAGGAGTAGTGCTAGTTATTGCTATAGTATTATGATCGATAAATTTTTTTATAGGTTCTTTGGTTGGTGGGACAAACAATGTCAAAAGGTAGATGACCTTTGGACATTCTCTTTTCCAAAACCTAAAAAATTAAAAAGTACTGAATGTCCAAAATGCGGAAAAGATTTTGGTTGCGAGTGTGAGTAATGAAAGTTTCAGAAAATACAGCAGTAAGTATGCCAATCAAAAACATGATCGGTATTGTTATAGCAGTAGCTATGGGTGTATTTGGTTATACAGAAGTAACAGGTAGATTAACTTCATTAGAAACTTCTAGAGAGTTATTTCAAAATGATTTACTTAAAAAAAGTGAACAAGTCCCCGTAGACCAAGAGCAAATATTTTTAATTGAGGATCTTTATAATACTGTAGAGAAAATGGAAGAAACTCAAGAAATGAATATGACTAACAAAGTTAATATAGAATTTTTAAGAAAGCAGTTAGATAAAGCTTTAAAAGATATTGAAGATCTAAAAGATAAAGTTAGAGCTAACGGAGGTCATTAATGTCAGAAATGGTAATAGCATTATTAATGATTATTAATGGAGAGATTAAAGAGGCACGTATCCAACCCTCAATGTCTGATTGTTTGAAGGGTAAAAGAATTGCGATGCGTGACATAAAAGATTCTATTAAGTACCAGTGCATCAAGTCGATGGCTGAGCTTGAGTCTAACATAGACGGAAGTAAATCAATTAAAAAATTAATATTAGAATAATGACATTAAAAGCACATCAAAACCCTAGTGGTGGATTAAACGCAAGAGGTAGAGCTTATTATAAAGCTAAAGGTCATAACCTTAAGGCTCCTGTCACAGGAAATCCAAAAGCAGGATCTAGAGCTGCTGGAAGAAAAAAGAGCTTCTGTGCTCGGATGGGCGGAGTCAAAGGGCCAATGAAAGACAGTAAAGGAAGACCAACAAGAAAGGCTTTAGCCTTAAGAAAATGGAACTGCTAATTATGAGTAAAGAAACAGAAAAGAAACTAACTGAATTACATAGTAAACTAACTGATACTCTCCTAGAGAAGATCAGAGATCCCGAAGTAAAAGCTTCGGATCTTAATGTTGCTAGGCAATTCTTAAAGGATAATAACATAGATTGTGTCCCTACCGATACTAACTCGATAGGAAAACTAGCTGAGGAGCTCCCATTTAAGATCTCTGACGTGATACAAGGTAAAGGGGACATTAAACAATAAAGACTCATCTACACGCCTCTAGTGGCGTTTAAAGGGTATAATATGAAAGAGATAACCCATGATTTCAGGAACTTCCTGTATATCGCTTGGAAACACTTAAATCTTCCGAGTCCAACAAAAGTACAGTTTGATATAGCTGACTACCTACAAAACGCACCTAGACGTGCTGTTATCCAAGCATTTCGAGGAATAGGTAAGTCATGGATCTGTAGTGCTTTTGTCTGTTGGAATTTACTTAGAAACCCTGACTTAAAGTTTCTAGTAGTATCTGCAAGTAAAACTAGAGCAGATGACTTTAGTACATTTACTAAAAGACTAATTACTGAAATGGATATCCTAAAGCATTTGGCCCCAAGATCAGATCAACGGGGAAGTAATGTTTCATTTGATGTAGCACCTGCTAAAGCAGCACACTCTCCATCAGTGAAGTCCGTTGGTATCACAGGTCAGCTTACAGGATCTAGAGCCGACTTTATAATCTCTGATGACTGCGAAAGTTTAAACAATAGTTTAACTCAAAGTATGAGAGATAAACTTACAGATAATGTTAAGGAGTTTGAAGCCGTCTTATCTCCAAAGGGTAAAATCGTATTCTTAGGTACACCACAATCAGATATGTCGGTGTATAATGATTTACCTGCAAGAGGATATGAAACTAGAATATGGACTGCTCGTATGCCTGAAGCTCTAAAGCTTTCTAGGTACGAACACAAACTAGCACCATTTATTAACAAGGAAAAGTTTGATGAGTTAGATCCTATAGATCCCGAAAGATTCAATGATCTAGAGTTAAAAGAAAGAGAAGCAAGTTATGGACGTAGTGGCTTTGCCCTACAGTTTATGCTTGATACTACTTTATCAGATAAAGAAAGATACCCACTTAAGTTAAGTGATTTAGTAGTAATGGATATTAATAATGATATAGCTCCTGCAAAAATAGCTTGGGCAGGTAGTCCTGAGTATGTTTGTGAAGACTTACCATCAGTAGGTTTCACGGGGGACAAATACTATAAACCCATGTTTAAGTCAGAAGAATTTGGAGACTATAAAGGCTCAGTAATGTCTATTGACCCTGCTGGTCGTGGACAAGACGAATTGGCGATTGCCATAGTAAAACAGCTAGGTGGTAATCTATTCGTGCAAGAATGCACGGGGTTAAGTGGTGGGTACACAGAAAGCAATCTAACTAAAATTGCTACACTAGCTAGAGACACTAAGGTTAACATGATTATCGTTGAGAGTAACTTTGGTGATGGTATGTTTACACAGCTACTAAAACCTGTAGTCCAAAGGTATTATCCTGTGACTATAGAAGAAGTTAATCATACCAAACAAAAAGAACTGAGGATTGTTGATACCTTAGAACCTGTGATGAACCAACATAGGCTCGTTGTATCTCCACAGTTAATAAGGAAAGACTTTGATACTAAGGATCCTAATTATCAATTGTTTTACCAGATGACTAGGCTAACTAAAGATAGGGGAGCCTTGAGAAATGATGACCGACTAGATGCTTTGTCTATAGCTGTAGCTTATTGGGTTGAACAAATGGCTACTGACGCAGAGACTTCTTTACAGGATCATAAAGAGGATCTCCTAAAGAAAGACCTAGAGAAGTTTTTAGATGGGACTTTAGGAACTAGAGCTAGAGGAGACACATGGATTTAGGAAAGACATACAACTACTACGTTTATCCCCCTATAGTTAATACTATAGTATTATATCTATAGTATTAGTATTAGTATTATATCTATTAGATATACTATTAGATAATATCGTTAGGTTATCTCATAGTGTATACCAGCTGAGAAACTAGATGTAGTGGTTTTGGTAGACACGGTAGTCACAGTTTTCAATACATCTTAAATAAGCTAGTGTTGACGTACAGAGTTAACGACAACTACTACTCGTTAGTTGCACAGTTGCAACGGTTTTGTTTTGTTGAAAAAATCTGAAAGGGTATCTTGTTTACGTTCACTGTCAAAAAACCCCCGTACAACCTCAGCGTGTACTTTAAAAAAGTAAATTGCAAATAGCTAACAACGACAATAAACAACACAAAGGACTAAATATCCATTGTTGCAATTACTTAACGAGTTGATCGGGTTTTGGTTGGGGTTGTTTAAGTTACGGGGTGTATCTGTTTTTTTTCTTTAACTCGTTATGACTTGTCGAGAACTTTGGACATAATCGACA